CCTGGCTGGCGTCGAACGCGGCGGTCACATCTTCGCCGCTGGCAATCTGGCTGTAGAACTGGCTGATCTGCTCGGCTTGTTGGCGGATCATGTCCATGGTTTCGCTATCACCTGCGAACCCCGTACTGGCCAACTGCCGGCCGGCTTCACGTTGTGCGAGTTTGAGCTTGGTTTCCTGCTCGATGCGGTAATCCTCAACCTCCATCGCCGCGTCGAATTCCGCTTTTTGGGTATCTGTGATGCGCTTTAGGGCAGCTTTATCATCTGTTCCAGTGAATTTTTTTGTGATCTCCTTCACTGCCTCGCCATGAGCAGCGCGCACTCTTTTAACGGCGTCTGAATAGTCCTGATCAGACCTGAATACGCCCCCTTTTTTGCGGTCTTCCGCCAGCCTCGCCAGGATCTGATTGGCCGCTTTTTCTTCCTCCTTCAGCGCACGTTGTTTTTCCTGCTCTTTGGTTAGGCGAGTTGCATCCTCAAGATAGGCGCGCAGATATCCGCCGGCGCCAGATGCGGAATCTTTCAGCAACGCTTGAAGCCGCTCGATGGCGTTATTGTTGGCGTTTATTTCCAGGTTGATATCGCGCAGCGTCATGTGCGTACCAGCCGTAGCGAACGCGCTTTTGGTTTTCTCCTTTTGCCGATCTGCTTCAACGCCAAGACTGGCGTTTTGACTCTGCATTTCCAGAATCTTTTGCCGAATCATCTCGGTGGAGTCGCCAACGGTAGCCTCGCGCGCTTTCTTTGATGCTTCGATGGCCTTATCAGATGCGCTTTTTGCCGAGTTACCCCATGCCATCCATGCAGCGCCCAGCAGCCCAATTGCCGTAATGCTTGCGCCAATGGGTCCGCCCAATAATTGGATTGCCTGGCCAGCCAGCGTTCCGGCCGTTCCAAAACGTGATAGCGCGCCGCCGGCCAGCGTAGTTGCCTTGGCCAGAGCGTCTTTCGCATCCGCCAGTTTTTTTACGGCAATGACGCTGCCAAGCCCATTTGCCGCTTGCGTTGCTGCATAGGCAGCCTCGGATGCTGCTGCGCGCAGCGTGGCTTGTGCAGCAGCAGCCTGGGCAACAACATAGAAGCCAAGCCCAACGGTTTTCTTGGCAATCAGCGCAGCGGATACCGTCAGGGCGGTGATCAACAGTGCGAATGCGCCCTTTACCAGAGCATCCATGTTTACACTGACGGCACCGATCGCTGCATTGAATGCGCTGGATGCGCCAATGCTCTTGTTTAGGGCATCCAGTGCCTGCCCGCTGGCATTGCCCAACTTGTTCATGCCGGCGGCAAAGGTAAGCGGTATGCCGGCGGCGGCAGCAGCCAGCGTAGGCGCAGATTTCTCGATTGCGCCCAGCACTTCCGTGACGGTCAATTTACCGGCCTCGCCCAGTTGGCGAAGCTCTCCGATGGATTTTCCAAGGCCGGAGGCGATCGCGTTGCTCAATACCGGGAATTGCTCCATCACAGAGCGCAGTTCATCGCCGCGCAGTTGTCCGCTGGCGATGGATTGGCCGAACTGTTGGAGTGCAGCGGTCACGCTGGGCGTGGCGCCCCCCATGGCCTTGATGGCATCGGTCAGCGATTGCGTGATGCCCATCACCCGCTGTTGCGTCAGGCCAAGCTCGCTTGCATTACGCGCAATCGAGACATAGACACTCCCCACATCTTCAACCTTTGCGCCGGCAGACTGCGCCATCTCAAATATTGCGCGCTGAGTCTCTGCAGCATTTCCCAGCGCTTTGCTGGCAATGCCAATTTGCGCCATCGATACGCTGAATTCATCGGCAGATCGCATAGCACCGGACAGGGAGGCACCAACCGCCTGAAATGCGTTTTGCAGGGCATAGATTGCGCCGCCAAGGTGGCCCATACCGGCCAGCTTTTCCTTCAGCTTTTCAGTGCTGTCCGCCGCGCTTTTGCTGCTTTTACCGATTCCTTTGAATTGGTCTGAAAGCTGCTTCAGCATCTCGTTCGCCTGCTTCGTATCAGCGGCGATGCGGATCATCAATCCTTGCATATTGGTAGCCATGCTATATTTTCCACATGCTTGAATTGATCGCTTTCCTGATGATGCTGGCCTTCGGTGCGCTTTGTGCCGGGGTGCTGTTCTTACTGCTTGGGCCGTGGCTATCGCTGCTGATTACGACATTGCTGGTCGTCATGGGCGTACAGACGTTCAAGACCGGGTTCAAAAAAGAGTACGAACGTCTCACGCGCCATCTCCGCTCATCCTGAGCCCAAACGCCGCCAGCGCTGCATCCCGCTCGCCATCGTCGGCAATCACGCGGGCCTCTACCCCGTTCAACTGATCCACCAACTGCCTGAAGTCGGCTGCCTCACCCCATGCTGCCGTGCGCAGCGCAACGGCTTGCATCGCTTGCGCCCGGCCCTGCTGGCGCTGTATGGCTGCGACAAGGCCGGTCATTTGGGCGAGCGTCAGGTCTGTGCACTCTCGCCAGGCCAGTCCTCCGGCAAGGAGGATGGCGAATGCGTCGCCCCAAGAATCCTGCTGAGACTCTCGCTGACCTGGCTGATGACCGGGGTCAGCCGATGGACGAAAAAATCGGCGTTAACCTCAAGCACTTTGCTGGCGAGTTTGACGAAGTCATCGGCATCCAGATCGCCCAGCCACTCAACCTGCTCGCCGGTGGCAATGCTGACCGCGCGAACCAGGTCATCGCCCGCCACTGCAACGGCAGTGAGTATTTCACCCGCCATAAGCGGCCCCATGACCGGTGAAATGGCGCGGGTGAAACCCGGAATCTGGCGGACCTTGAGCGGGGAAACGGATAGCGTCTTGCCGCCGACCAGGCACAGGGTGGGTTGGTTGATGTAGGTATCTAAGTTCATCACAGGGTCACAATCTTCAGTTCGTCATTGCCGGCGTTCGGCGTAAAGCGCAGGTCGAAGCCGATCAGTCGGCGGCCGTCCTGCTCCTCTTTTTTCGGGTTGATGCGCTGCACCTTGGGGCCGTATAGCTGGACCTTGTAGCCGGTGGTCGTGCCGAACTGGAAACCCAGCGCCGTCAGGGTGTTGGCGTTGACCTCGGTCATGGCCGCTACTTCGCCGGCGGCATCCAGATCAATGCTGATCGCCCCGGTGACCTCTCGGTTGGTGATGTCGACGCTCTCGCCGCCCAGCAACGTGCTGTGATTGACCGAGTTGCCCAGGTTGAGGCTGAGGCCCTTGCTGGGGAAGGTGGTCCCGCCGGACAACGCGCCGGCCGACCAGGTGACCGCGCCCAGCATGACGTCTCCGGCGTTGGTATCGGTCATGGTGACTGGCGCTTTCCAGGCGGTCAGGGTCGACGCGCTGGGGGTGGCGGCCGTGGCGCCGCCGTCGATGCCGGTGAACTTGTAGGACATCAATGGGCGTTCGCCAGCGCCCATCTTGAATTCGACCGTGCCGCGACAGCCCAAGGCTTTATGCAGTACGCCATCGTCATAGAAGTAGATGGATACGCTCTTGGTGGCAGCGCCGTCGGTATTGGGATCGTAGGCAACCCAGCTCGCGCCGATGGTTTGCGTCATACCGCAGGCTTGCAGCAGCGGGCCCCATGCTGTGGGAGTGGCGGCGGCGCCGGAGCCGGCTATTTCCACGTCGAAATCGATTTCGATATTGCGCGTGCCGGCCAGTTGTTCGGCGCCGCCGAAGAACGGGCGTACCAAGGCGCGATCGACGTTGTTGTAGTTGTACTTGATCGACAGATTGCTGACTAGGAGCGCGTTGGCCGCCGGGGTAGGCACAACATCGGCGCCGTAGGTGGCTTCGACCTTAGCCAGCACGACTGAATTGCGGATGTAACGGGCCATGAGTTAGCCCTCCTGGGCAGTAGTTGCAGACTTGGCCGGCTTGACCTTGGCCGGCGCGGGCTCAGGTGCAGGTGCTGCATCCGGCGCCGGCTGCGAATCGGCGCCCTGATACGGTTGGCGGACGCGGCCGTAATCGGCGGGGTTTTGGGAGGTGTCGGGCTGGGGCATGGGGGTCTCCTAAGAGCGGCTATCGAAGCGGGTGGAAAACTCATCGCGCCAGACCGCCATGCCGGCTTGAAACTCGACCAGGCGACCGCTGACAAACGCAATGGGGTCATAGGCGGGCGAGGGTTGCCAGCCTTTCAGGGCGGCCATCACTTCAGCGCGCACTGACTCAAGCAACTCGGCTGCCGGGCCGCCACTGGCGGCCTGACTGGCGTGCTTGAGCATGATTTCTATGCCGAAACGGCTGGTGATGATCTGGCTGTGAACACCCAGTAACGGGTTCTCGCCTGCGGTCTCTGACAGCGGCAGCACATAGGCCGCCGGGTAAGTGACCGGCACCGCGCCGGACAGGGCATAGAGCGCCTGCGTCAGCGTCGGACACTGGGCAGAAAGGCGGGAAACGATGGGCGTTAGCAGCATGGCGGCGATGTTGCCGCGTGCGCGCGATAAAGGGGATGCTGGCCTAGGACAGCAGGCGCAATGCCCGTTGGTTATTGCGCCCTACGGGGCTACATCGCGCCTAAGCTGTCCGCGTCGAACACGCGGCCGGGCGTGCTGAAACTGACGCCGCCGCTGACGGGTTCTGGGGTCGACACCCCCAGGCTGATCTGGCCGGAGCCCAGGCGGGTGAGGTAATTCACCGCGTCTTTGTAGCGCGCCAGAACCACATCGTTTGCCGCATCGCTATAAAGCCGGTACCGCGCGATGTCGCAAGCGTACTGTTTGAGGATGGGCGGCACGCTGGCCAGGGGAAGGCTGTAGCGGCCGGCCAGGTAGCCATCGATCAGCGCATCGGCATCGGCCAGGGCTTGCGCTACCGCGGCGGCATTGGCGGCAACGAATTGCGCCACCTCGTCGCCGTAGCGGGCTTCGAGGTCGGCTTGCAGGGCGTAGGTCATGCCAGGATTTCGGCCTTGCGACTGGCTGCCAGCTTACCCTTGCTGATCAGGTAATCCACGCCAGCGATGACATCGGCGCTGTCCAGATCGATGCCATCACGGTTGGTGGCCACGCGCAGCAGCAGCAGTTGCGCGCCCACATCGCCCGCGCCGGAGTATGCCAGCGCAGATACGCCCGCCAGTTCAGCAGCGGTAAAACGGTCGCGGAATTCGGCGGCGTCGATCAGGCGCGGCAGAGTGGTTACAACTGTGGGGCGTTCATCCGCGCTGTCGTACACATCAACCATGCCATCGTTACGCAGAGCGCCGCCGAACGGTGGCTGATCAGTCAGGAATTGATCAATAGTCAGGGTGCGCATCACATCACTCCGCGTTCCAGCCACAGGCTGAAATGGAAAATAGTTTGCGTGGTGGTTACCGCAGCATTTTGCGCAGAGAGGCGTAACCAACAGTCTGTGGATAGGTCGGGGAGTGTGGCAACGGAGGATGGAGATGTATTGGCGCCAGACGCAA